ATAGAGGTCATGAATGTTTTTAATAGACCATATATCAATTATTCGTTTCAACCCGAATATCTGAAAGATGCTACTACTTTCATAGAAGATGGAATGTCTCCAGACAGAGTGTCTTTATCTTTATATAATACTTCTGATTATTTTTGGGTGATCTTATTACAAAATAAAATCATAGATTTCTATAAAGAATGGCCTACTTCATACCAGACATGGAAAGATGAACTTTACTCTGTGTATTCTGAAGAAACCTTCTATAGCATATATTATGATACAGCTGCTTATGCAGAAAAAGGAGATTTGGTTGTCAAAGAGTTATCCTCGGGAGTTTTAGATCCCAATAACTACGGAGTTGTTGTTGACAAAGATTTATATTTAAGGTCAATAGATGTTACTATGTTGAGTGGTAGTATAAATGAAGGTCAAAATTATTATATTTTGAAAAAAGATGGTAAATATTACAATTATATTGATCCAACATCAGATACAGTTATTAAACCTATGAACGATTTGGGTACTCCTTTGACTCTTATAAGAAAAGACAAAAAGTTAGATTCTGTTTCTGATTTTTATTCATATTTTACATACAATCAATCAAAAATATTTGTTTCTCCTTATAATGATGTCACAAATATTACCTCAACATTAATATCGGATACTGTCGATGATTTGAGTGATTATCCAAATTCTCTTCTTTATAGGTACATGACTAAAAATATCCCATCCGGGTATTTTGTAAGATCATTTGTTGAAAAATTAGAATCCGAATGGATTTTTAGAAAAAATATACGAACTATAAATGGAAGACACTTAAGAGAAATTAAGAAACAATATATTAATTTTATTTACGGAACTGAATGATAATGAGCGATGCAATCAGAAATATACCAAATAGTGAAATATCTACTCTATACATTCAAAAGAGAGATAAAAAAGGTTCATTGATTGGAGATCCTGTTTACTTTTTGGGATCTCCTGATGCTGCCGGTCCAAATGGGAACGAAGAAGCCCAAAGTAGATATCCGGTATTCAGCTATTTGTATGTAAAAGAAGATATATTTTCTCCTGCATTAAATGGCACTTTGGGAATAATTGACAGAAACAGACTGATCGAGAGAATGGAATTAAGTCCATTAGATTTATTGGTAATGGACATAAATCAGGATGGAATAGACAAACCAAAAAGAGTTTATTGTTCAATAACATCTTATTTTCAAAAAGATAATGAATCCGACATCATAGAACTTGGTTCTCAAGATCCTCCAAGAAAAGCGGAAATACATTTTTCATCAATTGAATTATCTGTTTTGAACTATACCCAGTATGGGTTTTTAGATCAAGATTTCATAGGTCCTATATCAGGACAAAACGGTTTAGTTCAGTATTTGTCAAAAACTATAGTTGAAAAGAACGCAACTCAGTTTTCGACTGCAAAACCAATAAAAACAGATGAGACTTATAATTGGGTTTATATACGAAAAAATCATGATTATTATCCATGGGGAAAACCATCGTCTTCGATTCGGTTCTTTCAGTTAATGAATTTTTTGTCAGAAAATGCAGTTGATAAAAAAAATCCAAATGCTGCTAATTTTCTTTTTTGGCAAGACATAGATGGTTGGAACTTTCGATCTATAGAATCAATAATATCAGAATACGAAAACCAAGACATATTGTCGTTTAAATTTACAGTGAACGATTTGGATGCTAGAAAAATAATAAAAGTTGATATGAATCCAGATGGAGATCCTGAGACGGATTTTCTTAGACTAATAAATGCATCGGCATTTGGATCATATTATATCTTTGTGGAACCCAAATATTCACAAGATCCATATGCAAGATATCTGGATACTCAAGGTTCACATGAGTTTAAAAACATAAAATATAGTTACTTGAAAGACAGAGAAAAATGGAAATCAATAGAGCAATATCCAATAATAACTGAAAATGATTATTTAGAAAAATGGGAAGAAAATAGAAAAACAGATGAAAGATATGGATATTTTGAACCGGCATTTTTCAATAGAAAGAAAAAAGTAAACTGGGAATATTATGGTTATACTCTATCTTCTAGAAATGAAGATACAACATGGCAAACCATGTTTGATATAACAGACATGGATGGAGAGACTTTAAAGAAAATTCAAACACAGATAAAAGAACCTTTGGCGAAAAAGAAACACGAATACGCCAAAAAAATGAACTTGAAGGAAAAGTGGAATGTCTATAGATGCTCTGTTTGTTGTGCAGGTCTGATGGAAGACGGTTCAGTGGGAAATACATTGACAAATGAATTGTCATCATATGAAATAGTCGCAGCAGGATCTTTCACGGATGTTTTAAATTTTGACAAATCGAAGATAACCCAGAACAGCGAAAATCCATTTCAACGAAGTGGGTTGACTCTTAGTTATGATTTGACCGAGTATCCATACAGTCTGAGTCTAGGTGAATTTTTCAATCTTGAGAGAAATCCCGATGTATTTACCAAATATAGATTTGATCTAGAAATAAAGAGATGTGAGAAGTTACTAGACATTCTACAGAAAAATATACAGGCAAGAACCAATAGAATATCGCAGTATGAAACCGCAAAGGAAGTTTACAAAGCTGCATGGAATGAAAAAGAAGAAATATGCCTACAGTCGTCTTGTGCAGAAACACAATGTGTATGTCCATCTGAGCATTATGCGATAACTGAAAATAAAGTAGATTCTATAATAAAAGATCACGAATCTTTAATATCACATGAAGAGAATATATTAAATCTTCAAGATCCAGTTTCTATTCAAGCAGCAATTCAAAGACTACAGGATTTAAAACAAGAATTCCAAAGTTTGTATGAAAGTTATTGGAATAGAAGAGCATTTTTCTTTTCTAAAGATATAGATTATTCATTCTTAAAATCGGGGAATAATTTATTTAATGTAAAAAGCATAAAAAGAATTCCAATCAGGGGTACTAAATATGAAAAATTTGCTACGAGAAAAGCATTTGCTGGCTACACACTCGAAAACGGTTTGACATTATCATATGATTATTCTGTGAGCAAAGAACTATGTGGTGCAACATCAAATGCTAATCCGTATTATGATAGAAAATATTCAGATAATGTTAAGTCGGATTTTTGGGAATCTTTTGAAAATCCATTATCAAAATTCCCATACACCGAAAATGACATAGCAAAAGGACCGATCTGGTATAGAAACTGGAAAGTAAAATACCGATATATCAAAACTTCTGATTATTGCATAAACAATCCAGAATCGGATTGTTGTAACGGTTTAGTTGATATTTGCCATTGCAGTTGTGGTGTAGCAAGAGATGCAAGGTGCAATCCAGAACCAGGAGCTTTTTCAGGTTTGCCTCTATGTTCAGATTATGGTGAAGAAGGCGTAGATTATGCATTTGGTGCTTGTGAAAATAATCCATTCCTTGAGCAATGTAATTCCCAACCAACAGTATCTTGTATTTTTTCCGTAAATACTAGTCCACCAGATTTTATCTGTGATTGGTATTATGCAGGAACCATAACACAAAGTTGCTGTGATGATTTTGACGCATCCCAAAGTTTTCCAGATGACATTTCACTTTGTCAATATTTACAGGGTCTATTTCCTAGTTGCAGTCAAGTAGGAACCCTGTGGACACGGGCAAATTGCTCAGAGGTTCTTGGACAAGGTTCAAGTGGATCCACTGGATCTACCGATATTCCCACTGCAGGGGCACTTGCATCTACATCATCCTCATGTGATTTTAATAGAAATGACTTATCTGTATACGAAGCAGAGCAGGAAATGTATTTTGAATCATTTTCAAATAATAAAAATGCAAACACACTAATAAACTCAACTGAAATATATGGTTATGCTATAGCCAAATTAGACAAGGCTTGTAGCGAGGAAAGATTATGTGATAGAATAGAAATAATAAGTATTACTCCAGCGAATGAAGAACCTCAATTATTGCATCCATGGGCGGCTGATGAAATAACACCCGGATTTGATGGTGATGATTATATTGACTATAAAAAATCAGCATCATTATTTAATGATGATTTGAGCGAGTCTGTTCCCCCAGCATTGAGTTTAGAGGGAATGGAAAGCTTTGTGAGAGTAGAGTTTTCATCACCAATAGGACTGGAATCACTAAAAGATTTCCCAGAAGGATTTGTAAATAAACCGGGTTCTGAATACTTCTTGCCCTATATTGTTCTATTGACAGCAGGTCCATTTGGTGCAGAAGCTGCCAAAGCGAATGTTTCTGTAATTGGTCAAGATCCATATGGATTTGATATCGCCGTCAAGAAAACAAAAAATAAAGACGATTTTGCCAAGATGAATTTGCATGATACTGGAGCAGATCCGGCATTTACAGATTCATGTAATGTTTTCTCAACTGCATCTTCGTGGCTAAGACATGCACAAAATGTAATGTTCTATAAGCCAAATAGTAATCATGGGGAGATATTCACTCCTGTGGGTTTACAGGATATATTTACCGCATCTTCTCTACAAAGAAGTGTCCCAGTTAAATCGTGGTGGGATCTGTGGGTTTCTCTGCCACCGACAGCAATGGTAGCATACTACAACAGAACCAATGTAGATGAGTCTACAAGAGGCACAGTGCCCTTCTATGAGGAGGGTGCAATAGCCGGACAACCAAAGACCGTTTGGCCATCATCCGATATTGGAAATTATGAAGGCTGGCCAATTTTTATAACTCCAAGCTCAGAAAACATAGTTTCTGGTGCATATCCAGGAAACGCAGCAATTGTTCCGAATCAAGCTGGATCTGATGAGCAATTAGTCACTGGACAATTTGAAGTCAAGCTATCTCCAAATGAACAGGTAACTACTGCTGATGGTGAACCTGAGCGATATCTTTCAAACGACCCGTCGAATGTAAATTACTATTTTGCAGATTTCCCGAATGTAAGAAACATTGATAACAATAAACAATATCCCGTAATATCATATCCAATTGGAACCATGATATATGGAGGAGCAGGATTTACGGCAGGACAGGTGTGGAAGTATGATTCTTCAAGAATGACAGAGTATGGAATAGTGCAATTGAATTCTGACTCCATGCCATCGATAATAAGTTTGATGGGAACACTTGGTGCGAACATACAAGATATACAAAAGTATTATAATTGGGTAAGCGATAAGTTAATTGATTGGTATCAAAACACCATATTTGATAATAATTTTGCTGCTCAATTCGTAGTATTTTCTAAACAAACAACTTCTTCTTGCAAAGACTACCCGTGTGCAAATCCATCCGGTTTTGCGGACAATTCAAATTGCCCAGCTGATGATCCTTTATGTAATTGTCCGTGCCAAGAACTCAGACCAGATAAGATTAAATTTGTGAAGGATAGATTCACTGGTATTATGACTCCGGCAGCAACTGCAGATTTTGGTCCAGAGCCATCTTCCATTGAATTACGAAAACTAAAGGAAGAAACAAATGAATGCTCATTGATAAAGAGCGTACTAGGAGAGGAATGGTTGGGCTGTGTGTGGGATGATCCAGAAAGCCCATATAACTGCAATTGTCCATGTATTGGAGAGAAGTTCTACGATTACATGAAATATAATCAATTATATTCTACATTCTGGAGCACTCCCCTAGAAACGCCACTATACAGAAACGCACAAATGAATTTATTATTGGCAAATAAAATGTCGATAATAGTCACAGGTGATTTAAATGTAAAACCGGGGCAATTAATATTTCTAGATTCAATGATAAAAGAATCATCGAGCGATAAACAAAAGAGAATGTACGGAAAATGGTTGGTATATAAAATAGAAAGAACATTCTTATCAAAAAACCATATGATGAAATTATATTTGTGTAGAGATTCATCTAGCAAGGAGAGCGTATGATTAATACAACGGACATACAAAAACTTTATACAGATATAGATTTCGATTTTAAGAAAAACGAGACTACAAATGATTTAAAAACTAGAGTTAGTTCAAATGCTATATCACAGTCAATAAAAAATATAATAATGACTTCGCAAAGAGAAAAACCATTCAATAGAAATACTTGGTATGGAATATATGATAATTTGTTTGAAAATTATGAGCCATTATTCGCCATAGTAGCTAAATCAAAAATAGCAAATACAATAAACACGACAGAACCTAGAGTAACAGTGGATCCAAATGATGTTCAAATTACCCAAAAATCAAATTTTGATATTGAAATAAATATTAAATATAAAATAAAAGATCCCAATACAGGAATGGGAGTATATGATCAATCCTTGACCCTACAGATAGGTGGACAATAATGGCTGAGAATATAAAAATATCGGATTTAACTTTTGATGGAATACGACAATCGTTAGTTGATTACATGAAATCAACCGACACCTTCAAGAGCTATGATTTCGCGGGATCTGCATTGTCCACCATGATTGATTTGTTGACTTATAACACATTTTATTATGCTTTTTATTCAAATATGATTGCAAATGAAATGTTCTTAGACACGGCTCAATTAGAAAATTCCATGATATCATTGGCAAAACCTCTTGGATATTTGGTGTCTAATTCTGCTTCTGCAACCGCAACTGTAAGAATGACAAACATGTCACTGAATCAGACGGTATCATATTTTTCGACATTCAGGGGATATGATAAAAATGGTGTTGCTTACTATTTCTTCAACTTGGATGATGTGTCAGTAAACACTGTAATAAATGGAGAAGCTGAATCTGGAGAAACAAATTATTTTAACATATATGAAGGAAAATCACGAACATTTCGCCAGACTGTAAATGTTGATATCACAACCCAAAGTTTCTTCCTTGAGGGAAAGCAAATAGACCCGAGAACAATAGTGGTTGAGGTTTCAACTGATGGGGTAAATTTTGAAAGATGGGTGAATTACTATACCAATCCAGATACGGTAATTGATTCATCATCCAAAGTTTTCTTCTTGGAAAGAAAAGTGTCTGGATACAATGTTATGTTTGGAAGACAATCATCAACAGATGTATCGTCCGCGACAGTTGGAAAAACAGTAACTTCCACTGATATAATAAGAGTTTCTTATATCGTAGCTTCGGGAGAAGCTGCAAATACAATATCAGGGTTTCAGTTTGTAAGTGACTCTCTTGGAAATGCAGTTTCTACATCAACCACGGATGTGGTCACATTAGTGGAAGCCAAAAATGGCAGAAGCACCCCGGACTTGGATGCAATTCGATTCTTCGCTCCTAAAACATTCTCAAGACAAAACAGATTAGTCACAAAAAATGATTATTATGCAATCCTAAATGAACTAGGGTATTCTACCGGGACCGATCCTGATTTTGATTACAAGGTATTTGGTGGAGAAGAAGCAACTCCACCTTATTATGGTAGGGTTTTCGTTTCTATAATGGACTTGAATCCAACCGATCTTGAAAACTATACTGATATAAATCAAGTAAATCAAGTGATGTCTATTTTGAAAAACCAATCGGTGATAAGCATATTACCGGAATACATTCCACCAGTGGAAATAGACATGAAACTTATTGTGAATGCTATACTCCCAGGTGCATCCTCCAATGCTATAAATTCTGCCAAATCTGCAATAAAAGATTCCATGATGCAAAAATTCGGAGTGAATAAATTTAATAATAATTTCATTGAAGATGACATCAGAGATATGGTTAGAGACCAAGTGCCACAGATTTCTGTGAGTGATGACGGTATCTTTATATACGCAAGAGCCACTGCTGTTTCAAATAATGATGTCAAAAGAATAAATTTCAAGAATAAGATAGCAATAAATGTACAAGGCAATGTTAGTATAGATTTGCCGGATTACATCATAAGAGATGTATATTCTGCAGGCAAATTATTTAAATATGACAAAGAAAGTAATGCATTATTGGATTCTGTGGCTGTAGGTGAGGTTGATTATGACAATGGAGTGGTAACTTTATATCAATCGTTAGGTGTTATAACAACACCTTTCCTTGTAGAAATCAGGTGCAGAGATGATGATTTTCTAGCCAAAGATGAATTTGTTTGTAAATTTACAAGTCAGAATAATATTCAAATTAATATAACACCATCATGATAATTTTTCCACAAGGTCCATCCCCAATATCTGGTGTTTCTCTTGAAGCAATGCAAGAGAACGCGGCTTCTTATATCTCAAAAAGAAAAGAAAATCTTAATCCAATACAAGTAGAAGCACAAGTTCCTTTGTGGATGAGACAGAATGGTGACGGATACAACAATCCGTCATTGATGATTCACTTCTTGAAATATTACTATAACTGGTTATCAAATGATTATGGTTATGAGACTGTAAATATGTTTGATTTGGCTAAACTGGCTGATATTTACGAAACGCCAGATTTTCTTTTACCTCACTTTATAAAAACATATGCAGTAGACATATACGGATTGTATGGATTGACAGGCGATGATGCTCCGAGCACATATGAAATAAGAAGAACGCTGGATAGCATTAGGACAGAAGTTTATCAAAGAAAGTCCACAGAAATTGCATATAAGTCATTGCTATCTTCTTTGTTTGGCATAAATGATTTTTATGTTACCATAAAATATCCAAAAAGAAAACTAATGAGATTGAATGGTGGAGTTTTCTCTTGGATGTCCAATGGAATGAATCCACAATCGGCATCTTTGCTGGGGTCTACCGGTGAGTATTCAAATGAAAGATTCACATTAGTTGGTTCTTATTTGAATCAGGGTGTCATACAGGACGGAAGGATGTGGCAAGATTATTCATATGTTATAGACTCCCCTGTTGATGACAGCAATCCATATTATGAAAGCATCATAAAAGAAACATTACATCCTGCTGGTTTGCTTGGATTTTTTGAACAAACAGAAAGATTTGAAGAAACTTCAACCGGCGATGTAAACTCATATTATGATTATGAAATTCCGATGATCGCAAATTATTATCCATATACACTGGGTAGTTTTCAGACTCTTCCATTCTGCTCTGGTTGCACAGGAAGCTTACAGGTTTCTGGCTGGACATTCCCGACCTTTGTCTATCCGACTTGGGCGGATGAGATAATACTAAGGGGAGTAACATCTCCATTTGGAAATATAATATTATCCGATTTCCTATTCAGACTCAGCACTACTGCCACCGGAGGATCACCCAATGATTCTATCGGCACAGATTGCATATACTCTTGTGGATTAACAGGTTCTATAGCATTCAGTTGGATTGTTTACAGGGATTCTCTTCCATACACTGGAATAACGGCAATTAGTATAAATGAAAGAGTATATTTTACTAATGAAAGTTCTTTCGGATTTAATCGATATTTCTGGCAATTTGGAGACGGAACGACCTCATCTGCAGAAAATCCGACAAAGGCATATTCTGCAGCGGGATTATTTGGTGTTACATTAACCGGTTACAAGGATGCGGTTTCATATCAATTATCCATCCGTGGTGCTACCTTCACAGTAACATAAAAAAACCCGCCTTTCGGCGGGTTTTCACTTCCCAAGCTGAATTATTTATTCCAAGGGAATTTGGCACTCACCCATTTCCAAAGTGCAGGTCCTATTGCGGCACCGGCAACGAAAACAACGATGGTGTAAAATACTTTACCGAGTGTGTCTGCGAAGAAAAAATCCATAGTGTCCTCCTTTGTTGATACTTTATTTAGGTGTTTGTAAGATCTACCATTTCACACTTATCCCCAGAGCAGGCAAAGGTTTGTGTTCCCTTGGTGCTGTCTGATTTTTCATATGTTGATAGTAATGACCAATCTACATTCTGAGGCATCTTAGTCAATAAAGCCTCATATTCTTCCTTACTGCAGTCCTGATAAGGAGCCTGACGGTAGGAATGGTCAGAATGCGGCAAGAAAGAAATACCACTGATTTCATCAAAATGCTCATAAACCCAAGCACCCACTTCCATCCATTCGTGCTCTTTAACAGTCACTGTGATTGATGGCTTATGCTCACACCAGTAGCGTTGATAAGTCAACCAAAGTTCGAGTTGTTCAATTGCATCCATGTCGTTTCGTGTAATAGAACCAACTGCCTTCATTGGGAATGAGAATACCATCACGCTATCTGGCTTCATTACACATGGCTCATGCGGGAAGCCAAGTTCAATCATCATCTTGCAGAGAGGATCCTTTTGGTCTGCACGCACGGTACGAATGTAGTATTCGTTGTGGCGGGCGTGAATACCCGAAGCGGCATCTACAAGTTGTGACACGGTTCCACTGGGCTTTACACATGTTATCGCAGCAGCCTGATTGATCTTAATCTTTCTTGCCCATTCTTTGTTGGTGTCAACCGCAATTTGACGAAGACCGGAAAGGAATTTCTCAAGATATTCATTTCCACCATACATCATCGGATTGTCCATGATACCAGTTAATGAAACACCCAGCAGAGCCTCCTCTTCACAGTTTTTCTTCCACTCTGAAGAAAGATATGGGAAGTGGGTTAGTGATGCTTGGAAAGTACCAAGAATGGTTGCGAGACGAACCTTTCTTTGAAGACTTTCTGCAGTATCGTCTGGGCGAACTACCACTTCCGTGAGATTACAGAACTCACGATCGCGTAGGATGATTTCTGAACATGGGTTGGTCCCGAACTCGTATGTTGCATCACGACGCTCTCCAAGGCGTTCTACGGTCTTACGGGTAGCCTCACGGTTGAAGATACCACGCTCGCCGCTCTTGCTCTTGTAGAGCGATAGCCATTCCTCGATAAATGTGCCGATCTCTGGCTTTTCCTTGTATGCTACAGAGTTGTTTGCAAGGGCGCGTTGCGGGTTCGCTTCCCACCATGCACCACTCTTAGCTTCCCGCATTCGCTCATCGGTGAGGTTAGATAGAGAGATAAGAGCCGACCTACGCACTCCTCCGACCACGACAATCTCTGCAACCTTACAAACGATATCATGGCATTCGATTGAAGTGAGTTTACGACCTGCGGCTCGCTTAAAAGTATCGCAGGTGAACTTAAAAAGGTCCTCCAGTGGTCTTGGTCCTGAAGCCCTACCACCAAAGGTTTTGAGTCTGGCACCAGCAGCGCGAACTTTAGACATGTCCCATCGTGGAATTTGACCTCCAACGAGAAGGGATACCAATTCCTTGAAAGCCTTAGCCCAACCAGCCTTAGAGTCTTCCACAGCGATTGTTGTATCGCTCTGGCTGAAATGTTCAGCGATTGTAGGAAGCTTCTCGACATATTGGCGTTCCACTGAGAAACCGACCCCGGTTCCACACATGAGAATATATAGAATTTCATCGAATGCACGGAGGCGATTTACCGCGACATAAGAGCAATTATATCCAGCGGTATTATCACGGCGAAGTGCTTCTCCTGCGGTCATCAATGCACGCATGGAAGGCATGATCTCAAGGTTGAGAACAGCATCCTCTAGTTCCTTGCGAAGAGCCTTGGTCAGATGATAACCTTGGTTCTCTTCCAAGTGTTTCTCGAAGAAATCAAAATATCTGCCTACCGTTTCTTTCCAATTTTCTCTTCGATTGTCTTTTTCCAACCAACGAGAGTATCGCGAAAGATGGATAAAATCTTGATATAAAGTAGGCAATGACATATTTTCTTTCTCCTTATGTAAATGTAACAAGTTGTATTTAGTCGGTATTTTTCGATGTCAGAACCTTCCAAGATTCATGAAAAAGTTCTGAAATAATATCGGATATAGCGGTAGAATATTCACGGACTTCCCACTGTGCATGGGGGTCGGAACGGAGTTTACAGACTCTCGCGTAGGCGGCTAGGGAGCCTGTCCAGAACCATTCTGTGTAAGTACCTTGTGGGAGCACGAACCGAGCTTGCTCAGGTGCCACGCCCTTTGCCAGAAGGCTACGGTAGATGCTAAGAGCATGTTCAGTAGCAGAATCGTAACCCAGATTACAATAGTTATAGTTGTCATCGTACTCCATGAAATCTTCGGAACCTTGCTTGGCTCCGTTGGTGGGCTTGTCCCTCCAGCGAGGATTGTAGACTTCCGGGTCTTCGGTGACATAACGACGGGAAATCTCGTTCTCAACAAACCCTACCTTATGCTTGAAAAGTTGAGTCCGAATAGAGATCGGTGCTTTGATACGAAGGCAAATCTGTGGATGTGCAAATGGTGTCCAGTGTTGGTGCTTTGCAAGATAAGAAATAAGCTTCTTGTCTTTATCCTTAAGTCTGAAATTAGATCTATATTCGATTATTGATCTTGTATCGGGGTCTATTTCTTCTTTAGTATCATAATCAAATTCGGATTCTTTTGCAAATGACACCCGAGCAGCATTGACCACCAAAAGATCAGATCCCATGTGATCGACATACTCAACATGACCTTTGTCCAATACTTTTATTGACTTAACTTCTGGTTTTCTTTCTTGCATTGTTTTCTCATCATTCTGTGTGCTTCGTGCGAATCAACAATTGTATCATACCTCACATACCCAAACAAGCGTTCATTGCAAATATATTGAGGGATTTTTTTATCCCTAGCAGAGTTTGAGAATGTTATGAATTCATATTCAAAATCTTTATCGGTAATGTATGTTAGGTCTTTTAGATAATTTGTATTGATCAAATATGTGCAATGAACGACCGGGACTTCAAATGTTCCTCTTTTTGACCCGCTCCACAATGCGATTTCGTATTCTCTATCTGGAAGAAAATATCCCTTGGAGTCAATTTTGGGAAAATAATTTGAATAGGTATTTCTCTTTGCAAAATCTATCAGATATGGTGCTATTATAGGCTTTTCTTTTGATAACAGGTAGTTCAGAGTACACGATTCTACCCAATTATCAGTATCACATACAAAATAATATTCACACTCTGTTGCATCGCAAGCATCAAGACTTTTTTGTCTTACCTTGCTCATAACCTTTAATCTGTGACCGTTATTGCTTTCCCAGTCCATATCTTTATTCAGATTAGGATAATCATCCACATCGAATATTATGGACTTGTACTTATTAGTATTTGATTCTACCCAGCGAGTTAATTTATCGAGAGTATCATCATCATTATTATTTGTGCTTATATAAACGACTATGTTTTTCTTGTCATAGTCTAATTCGTTTATGCACTTAAAGAAATGATTCAGATACTTTGATTGGTTTCTTGTAAGGATAGACAGGAACACATCATTCTGTTTTTTCATTTTCATCATCATAATATAAAAATTTAATGTTTTCTGTTTCAGCAAATGATTTTGCGTAATCTATAGCCCTTTTCCATAATGCAGGATCACATTCTTTAACATAGTTGGAAAACAAGCTCATGAAATTTAGCAATGCATTTGCTAACTCTTCTCCACCTTCATCTGATTCTTCTTTTTCTTCCATTGTGTTAACCTCAATTTTGCTTCCATACCCGAGTAAGAATATTTTCGAAGCATGTCAATTATGCCAGATACCTTCATTCCTGCCAATACCATGTCATTGATATCTTTTTGCTTAATACAAGAGGGAAGAATAACGACTCTTCTTGCCTGATCTATAAGTTTTTCCATCGTGGACATTACATGTTCATTTCGAGCCTCATTATCCAAAACAAAAATCAATTCTTTTTCTTTCAAAGTAGAAGGTACTTTATCTATGATCGATAGACCTGTTGACGCGACACAATTCGGCAAAAATAGCGAATCAATAGGTCCTTCAACAACAAATACCTCATCTCCTAGTTTTCTCCACAATCCATACCACTTATCCGTATCATGTTCACCTCGCACAGTGATATATCGAACCTCTGGGTTCTTTTCCAGAGATCTTCCCTGTGCTGCGATTATATTTCCTTGTTCATCATAAAAAGGAATCACAAACCTTGGTTCTTTTTTTACTTTGATATCAGGATCTATTGTGGATGCGAATTTTGCAAAATTTTCTGCATATAACAACTCACCCCATTTATCTTCTGGGATCCTGCGTGACATTGCAAATTGAACAGCATCGTGGCTGTTTGGAAGATCTAGCAGTCTAGGAAGGTTAGATTCCTGTAAATCTAGCCGTCTAGGAGGGACAGTTTTCGGTGGGATAATTACAGGTCCAGTTCTTCCTATATGGACATTCTTCTCTTTCCAAGACTCTACGGTATACTCTTTGTGAAGAGACGCATCCATGTCTTTCAGAAAAGTATCAAAATTCTTGGAAGCACCACAGTTATGACAGAAGTAAAACCATTTGCCTTTCTTGGCGATGAAGAATCCTCTAGCCTTGAGCTTGTTCTTCTGTGAATCACCACAAAGAGGACAAGAGCAGTTGTACAGACCAGACTTCTTTCTCTTGAAGTTCTTAAGTCGGCAAGAAATCAGATTGATATATTTTTCGTCAATCCAAGTCATTGTTTATTCCATGCTGCACCATTCAAATGATCGACAAATGGACCTTCGCCAATACCACCATAAACAAATATCTTAAAATTATTTGATGCTAATTCAGCTCCCATTTTTTCTATTGCAAACCGATAGAAAACATTCATCGGACCTTCTACAAAACCACCAATTTCATGTGTAGAATAAATGAGATTTTTCCACCATTTTTTATATGTTTCTGTTTTTACTATATTTGGATTGTTTGAATATAAATTAGTATAACTAAAATTCATATCAGATAAATTTATTGTTTTATAAATTTTTTCTACCGAATCAGGAAGACTTCCGACTTTATATTTTGGAAATCTAAGTTGATTAAAATCATTACATTTCATTATGTCTATTATCTTAGACAAATCTATATTCTGTGTAAAAATCCAATCGTGTTCAAGAGTAAAGAAATAGTCTGTTTCAACTGCGTCGTAAATTCGCATAAAATTTAGATGTGCAGTATCAATGGGATGATAAGAAACAGAATCATTTCTTAGCACGATACAGTTATACTTTGATTTAATAGATTCCAAGTTGGTCAGATATAATTCATCTATATCTCTGCCCAACCTATTGTCAACTCCAATAATTATTTTGGTATCTTTTGATACCCCCGTTTTATTGAAAAAGTCTTCAATCACATGTTCAATCATATTCGTATTTGGTGCCGATGGAATGGAAGTTTGGGTTCCATCTGGACACGCAAAATGCCCTTTTTCAACTCTAACACAATGTGTTGGTATGCAAATAGTTAAGTCTTTCATTATATTTTCCAGCCTTCTGTTTTTTTATTTTTAAATTTGTCAGAATCTCTCATATCAAACCCTTTACCTGCTATGGTATCTTCGCTGATATTAGCATTCAATATACCTGAGTGGGAGGACTTTGGTGCATCCTTAAATTTCATCATTGGACGATCAAGATTAAGAATGAACTTGCGATTTGTCATGGCATCATTGTACCGGTTCTTGAGTTGCTTCACAAGAATCTGCTTCATCTCTTCCAATTCTTCAGTAGCGATGAGAGCAAACATGAAATCAGCGGTCATAGGAAGACCGAAACTGTCTGATGTCTCAGACATATCAATGTCTTGGTTCCCAAACCCTTCTCTGTTGGTCTGTGTTGCTGTCCATAATGGTAAACTGTACTCGACCGCCAGACCTCGAAGTTCCTCTGCAATCGACTTAACATACATGTATGTGTTTACACCACCACCCATTTTGAAACGGGAACTCGCACAGATATTCAGGTAGTCAACGAAAAGAACATCTGGAACAAACTTCTTCTTCAACCGAAGTTCTTCTAGAAGAGCACGGAAATGATTTACCGTTCCCGTGGCGGTGGGATATTCCTTAATAATCAATTTACCCTTGACATTATCTTTAATGGATTCCATCTTCTTGTCATAAAGTTGCTTTGGAATCTGCTTGAGATTATCAAGTGAAATGTCCATCAAGTTAGCGTCAATTCTCTCTGCAATACGCTCTTCTGCCATCTCACAAGTGATATAAAGAACATTTAGATTCTGAGTCAAACAGTTTGCTGCGTGGTGGCAAAGGAACATCGATTTACCCACCCCCGTTGGGGCAATTACGACATTCAGAGTTTTGATTGGGGTTCCACCACCCGTGATTGTATTGAACATTTCAAGGTCAAATGGAATGCGCTTTTCCTTGGTGTGGTAGAATTCAAATCGAGTCTCTGCATCATCGATATAATCGTGACCGATATGTGTATCGAAAGACACCGCAAGAGCATTTGAAAGGATTGTCGGAATCGCTCCTTTAGTCTGTGTCTTTGACTTACCGTCGATGATATGGATAGATTCGAGCACAGCATTATACAAAGCACGGTCCTTGCAGAACTTCTCTGTCTCATCTACAAGCCATTTATCATCAAGAGTTTCCTTGGTCGAAAATACCGATTCACAAAGTTCAGAACACTTTGAAAGTGTGCTTTCATCAAGATCGTTTTTATCCTCAAGGATGATATTCACTGCAGATTTAGTGGGCAGAGAATTATACTTGTTTATATACTCTTGAAAAATGGAGAACATGATTTTGCTCTCCCTTTCAGAGAAATAATCCTCCCTCAAGAAAGGGAGGACTTTTCTTACATACTTTTCGTTCTGGGACAGTTGTTGTAGTATGGTTTGTTCGATCATTCCGTCATTATACCACAGGCAGAAGAACATGCAATAGGTTTTAATTTTATTGGATAATCCGTGCATATTCCTAGTATTGGAATATCTGTTTGGAATGAATCCGATTTTATTACCGTAATTCCATTTTTTACATAAAACCCAGGATAACACCAAGGTATAGACTTGCTGGTCAATGTCAATTTATCTTCTTCATGCCAAAAACAGTGTATGGCAGCGTGTAACATTCTATCAAGAGCTTCAAAATTTTTTGCATGACACCATAAGTTTCTTTGAAGAAAATATTCTGGAATTTCATATTGTGGGTAATCATGTCCCAAAACATATTTTCCATTCATATACCAAACATCAATTTCTACATCAAAATATGAAGAGACAAATAGAATTTGATCTGGATGGTTTTCTGTCTTTGGGTTTGGACCATTTAAATTTGCTCTATGTGATATAATTTTCATTTTAGCTTAATGACAAATATTGTTTTAGGTCTTCGGGTGTTCCTATTCCATGCATTTTTTGTACATAGAATGGAACCAGTGTTTTGTTATCTTGTATAAATTCATTATATACAGGTGCTATATAAAATTCATTATTTACTCTTATATTTTTTTCAATCATTTTTTCTGCACAAGAAACAAACTCATTTCCTTTTCTGTACCAATATATTCCGCATGTTGCAATATTTGATATTGGTTTTTTTTCCGCAACTTGGGTTATTATCCCATCAGAATTAGTTTTTACAAATGACCACTTTGGATGAACGGCATTGAAACAAAACACTATTCCGTCAACGGAGGAAAATTTTTTGAGATAATTAAAATTTTCTGGTGAATACTCTACTAATTGGTCTGAATTTGCAATCAATAAATCATCGTCATTATCTATGTATTTCTTTGCTAATAAAGCGGTGCACGCAGCACCTTCAGTCAGTTCATTTACTTGAACGATTTTAAATTTGTTATTGGATATTCTTTCTAGTGTAGAACATAATCCCTCATATTTAATCAAATGTTCTTTTCTTACCAAAAAAATATATTCAGCATCAAAATTTAAATTTTCAACAACTTGTTGAATCATTGGTTTTCCATGCACATCTATTAAAGGCTTTGGAAAAGTGTAACCCTCTTTTAAAAATCTACTACCCTCACCTGCCATTGGTATTAATATTTTCATTATTAATTTCTTCCAGTTTTGTTTTTATATTTTTTAAATTAACATCTTTACTGTTTTTTACTATTAATAAATTATTGATTGCACTAGATTTTACTGCTTCTATTCCTTTGTCTGAATCTTCTACGCATAAAATTTGTTTTGGATGTATATCCAACTTATTAACAGCTAAATTATAACATTCTGGATTTGGTTTATTGTTTTTAACATCTTCATTTGTTATTAACAGATCAATATAGTTATATTGACCGCTGTTTTTTAACATTAATTCAGCAGTATTTCTTATGGAATTTGTTATACATCCTATCTTGATTTTGTTTTCTTTAAGCCATTTATGTAATTCTATTTTTTCTTTCATTATGTGACATTGTTCATTTATTATATCAATTGTTATTTTTTGTTTTTTTTCATTTATTTTTTTAGCTAATTCTTCGTTTATT